TAAGCCACGGGTCCGGCGTGGCCCTTACTGAGCACCAGCCAGTCGCGATCCTCCCAGCGGGGGTTCTTGGGATCGAACTTCATGACCTCACCGTACAAAACGGCCATCAGGTCTGCCAGATCCATGGAACCGCCCACGTGACCGAAGCCCCGGGAGTGGATGACCTTCAGGGTCTCCAGCCGGATCTCAGCCGCCAGAACGTTGCACTTTTTTACATCCATGTAACACGCATCCTTTCTGCTTGCTTTGATGAAAAAATGAAGTAAAACAAGGAAATAACGGTATGTGTACGCTTCCAATTTTGAAGAAGATAACACATTCCGGAAAATGATCACAAGTAATCGTTTTCCGGGACACCCGACAAAGATCGCGCCGTACACGGAGTTTACGAGACAGCGCGATCAGCCATTGAAAGGAACATACCTTCCTGACTCGTATTCTAACCCAAAACATGGCGTTTCGTCAACAGATGTTTGCTTTTTAACAATGAAAAACACCTATTAAAAATGTACGTTCGGACGGGAATCGGGGCATAAATGTGGGGAGACAGGATATTTGAGAAATGTGGGATAAGGCGGGATGAGGGGGGAGACGGCGGGAAAACCCCTGAAATACGCGGGAAACGGCGACTTTCGGCGCGGGACGGAGGCGCGAATTATCAACAATCTTGAGATGAGGATGCGTCGGCGGCGGTCGGCGCTTTTTTCACGCCCACGAGGCCGCACAACGGCGGCGGCGCGGCGAGGCGCACACATACGCAGAATACAAAAAAGCCCCGGAAACGCCCGTATAACGGCATTTCTGAGGCTTTTAGATGGTATGAGCCGCTCGGCCCCGTCCCGGAAGTCACAGCAGCAGACCAAGAGGACGAGAGCTTCGCGGCTCATGTTGCTATTGTAGCAGACGCGGCGGCGGATTGCAAGAGGGGCAAGCGTGCTAACGGAGCGTTAGAGCGTGCGAGTTTTGGGGAAAACGGGGCTTTTCGGCGCGGATCGGCGGGGATTAGGGCGTGCGCTGGCCGTGCGAGGCGTGCGCGGCGGGGCGGCGAAGCGGGGCAAAACAGGCGGCGAGCAATGGGACAAATCTGCAAAACCGATGGGACTGTGTCCCATTGCCCTGTTTTCAAGGGTTTTCGGGCTTTCGACCCTCGTTTTTCGCCGCTTCATCAATGGGACAGAAAACAGATTTACAACTAAATCAAAACAGCGCAAAAAATCAAGCGGTTCCACCTTGGGCTTCAGCGTCCTCGGCGGGGCCGCTTTTTGTTGCGGAGCTGCCGTTGTGATACGTCCAGTAAATAGACTCTTTTTTCCGTTCGACGTGCTTTCGATATTTGAGATGAACGAGGTCAAAAATGTCCTCCCGTTGCTCCTCCGGCAGGAGGCGATACATGGCGATCAGATCGGCCTCCTCGCCCTCCAGCGGCGAGCCGTCGCAGATCAAACCCGCCGTCTTCTGATGGGCGAAGAGGTCGTCGCTCGCTTTTGCGGGGGACGGTTCAATTTCGAGTAAGTAGTCGGCGGACACCTCGAAAATTCGGGCAAGCGAAGCAAGCGCATTATACCCCGGCTTGCTTTTCCCAGTCTCCCAATCGCCGACGTTTCCGGGAGAAACGCCAACTTCTTTCGCAAGCTGGCCTTGGGTAAGGTTCTTTTCAGAGCGTAGTTTTTTTAGTAGGGCACTGAACACAAAAATACCTCCTCGAAATTGCGGGTAATTCACACGCAAAACTATTGACAAACTCGTAAATGCGAGCTATACTAAGTGCGAAAAGTGGTTTATGAATAAAGCAAAATAAATCATAGCACACCCCGACCGAAAAGGAAATAGCAAATCGGCGAACGGTAGAGTAAAAGCGAGCGGCGGAGGCGTTTTTCAGAAGGAGAACGACAACATGAAGAACGACATCGCAGACATCCTGTTCAAGTACACCACTGGCGAGGCCACACTGGAAGAGACGAACGACGCCTTGAAGGAGGCGGAGGCGGGTTTCAACTTGGAACCGGGCCGCAACGAGATCACCCCCGACGAGATGGCCCTCACCACTGTCGGAGATACCCCGGAGGAGGCCAACGGCTTCGGCCTGTTGGACACCGGCACCGGCAGCATGGAGAAAGTCCACGTCACCAACGGCAAGCTGGACGAGGCGATCAATCAGGTCAACCATGACGGCACGACCAATATGCTGGCCTTCGTCATCATCGGCCCCAATCGTTACGAGGTCAAGGGCGACACCCTGACGGGTTGCTAAAGCCCACCAACACCTAAGCGACTCTTAGATTTAATTCCGCCGACCGCCGTTCGCTTTTGCTCTACCACAAACGCCGAAAAAAGGAAAGGAGGCAGATCATGAGACGCGGCAAGAAGCCCACCCGCAAGCAGAAGATCCGGCTCGGGCAAGCGGGCCTCGCCCCGGAGAACTGGCTGGTCGTGAAGCAGAAAGCAAACGGCGAGCTAATCATTTTGAACAAGTACCACGACACAATCCGCGTCATCCCGCCGCTGGGCGGATGAGCTTTGCAGGAAGGAGCAGCAGCATGAAGGAGCAACCGCACATCTGCCCGCTGTGTGGGCGAGCATACGACGAGCCGCCCGCGCTGTCGCGAGTGGACAACCAGACGGACATCTGCCCGAGGTGCGGCATGATGGAGGCGCTGGCGGCCATGCCGAGGCGGGAAACGCCGCAGGAGAGGACGCGGCGGGCCGTGTACGCCACGGGCAACCGCTGGGCGATTGAGAACTTTGAAGCGACCCACCACTAAGCCGAAACGCCCGGAAGGGCGTCACCGGGAACTGCCCCACCCGGTCTGAAGATGGCAGGGCAGAAAGGAATGACGGCAGCATGAGAAAGATCAAGAAGATCAACGGCTTCCTCGTGGTCAAGTTCAACGACCGCGAGAAGCGCGAGTACGAGGGCACGGCCCTCGGAGAGTACGGCGTGATCGACGCGGAGGTCTACACGGGCAATCTGGACATCGACCGGGGCGCGATGGAGTACGACGACGCGGACACGCTGGAGGTGGCCGTGGAGCTGGCACGGGGGCTGGAGTCCGAGGAGGACATCACGGACGAGCCGCCCACCTACACCGCCGCCGTGGAAACGAATGAGAGCTATACCGAGGAGGCGGTGGAGCCCGCCGCCCTGATTGAGGGCTGGACACGCCGCCTTGCCACGCAGGTCAAGAGCAAGCACTACCCCGACACCGACCCGCGCACCGCCGCGCACGAGCTTTACGGCTTCAAGATGGCGCTGCATCAGATCGGCTTCCTGCCGGAGAGCGAGGTCATCACCGACCCGGACACCTTCGGCGCGGGACGGCTGGACGGCCCCATGCCGCGCAACCCCGAAGAGCTGCTGGCGTTCGTGTGCGACGAACGGTGCAAGAACCGGGCCGGACATACGCAGGAGGAGCTGGACGCCATTTGCGCGAAGTGCCCGCTGGGACAGCTCTACGAGGACGCGGAGGCACAAGACCTGCGCATCCGGGAGCGGAGCGAGCGAGCGCTGCGGGAGCACATCGAGGGCGTGAGGCACGCTGAGGACACCCTGACCGCCCTGCTTGGCGGGCATGAGGCGCTGGCCTACCTTGCGGCGCTGCGGGACGGACAGATCCTGCAGGAGAACGAGTGCGAGCACTATGCGGCGCAGATCGCCGAGGCGGGCGCAGCGTGGGAGACGGTGCTGGAGGGCGTGAGCTTTGAAGACCTCTCCCGGCTGCGGCACCTGCTGCGGGAGGTGGACGAATACACCAAGGGCGGCGGCGAGCTGTTCAACGGCTTCCAGCACGAGACAGAGCGCATCCCGGCGCATCGGCTGGAGGAGCTCCACCAGCTCGGGACGGCGCTTCTCGGCGAGTGCCCGGAGAACGACTGCACGATCTACCGCAACGTGTTCCGCATGGCGGTCGACGTCGACGGGCAGATGGGCAAGCTGACGGGCCACGCGAGGGAGACGATGCAGCGGGAGTATGATCGGCTGCTCCGGGAGCTGAACCACCTCTACACCATGAACCACGCGGTGAAGAAATACCGGGAGGCGCAGCATGACAGGACTTGAACTGCTCAAGGCCCCGGAGGCCACGGCGGGTGAGATCGCGGATATCATCTCCGCGCCCTGTCCGCCAACTATCCCCGCCCACTGCGACGGCGTGAGCTGCCGGGAATGTTGGCTGACGTGGCTGACAGGCGAGCCGATCAAAGAGAAAGAGCCGCCCGACAAGCGGACGGCTCCGGATGATGCTCCCGCCTACTACCATCCTCCAGTGAAAGCAATCCGAGAGGCGGCGGAGAGGATCAGGGAGGGGCGCATGGAGTACGCAGCAGAAGCGCTCACTCGCCGATCCGATCCAGAAGAGCCTCGACGGCCTTGAAGGCGTAGGCCCTTGCGACTACTGACGTCGCATAATAAGTTTCCCGGCAGACGGCAACAATCGCCGCTTTCTGAGCTTCGGTGAAACCAGCGTCAACGTGCTCGCCAGAGTCGAGAATGGCAGAGCGAAGACGCTCGCCGAGAATAGTCCAGTCAACATCGCGGCTCTTGTCGACTTCGTCGAGTACACGCTCGACGACATCAAGGGTAGCATCAGCCATAGACAACACCCCCTCCCCGGGCAGTGGCCCAGCTCCATTATACACGAGCAGGAGGGCAAAGGAAAGGAGCAGCAGAATGTTCAGCACAGAAGACCTCAAGACCGCGATCGGCGCGACCGTCACCGCACGGCGGAACGCGGCAGCGCGGCTGCGGGAGGCGGGCAACCCCCGCGA